GGAAAAAGGGAGACCCAGAAGCCAAATAGTAGTCTGCACCATCCTCATTATTTTTGGGGACAGGTGAGACTACTGATGGTGACGGTTTCTTATACGAATCATCAATCGAGAAACCAAAAAGTTGTGCCATTGTATAATTATACCTTTAAAGGTATTTATATTATATCCTAAACTATGATATAAATCAACTAGCTGCCTGATTGGACACTTTCAAGACCTCCAGCCACGCCAGGTAAGTCTGATGTCCAGAATAGGTAGTTGAATGTAACTTGGAACTCTTCAATCTGATCTGTTGCACCATAATCTAAAGGTATGGAACTTACTGCGTTTGGATAAATTCCTTCAAAATTATATGTTCTTAAAGTTTGAATAATCCTTGAACCTTTTGAAGCTGATCCTGCTCCAGTTCCTGTATCTTGTCTTGATAACTGAAAAACTTCTGCTTTTGTTTGATAGTCAGCAGGGTTTATGTCACCAACGTCAAACTGTAAGTCATTAATTAAATTACTCCATTGTTCCATTGCATCTCTGATGTTGAATTGTGCATCATTGATAACGGTTACTGTCCAAGGATCAAATGTGCGATCCCCTGCAACAGGTAGAACACGACCTCTAAAAGGAACAGGAATATTTCCGATATTAGCAGCTGGTATCTCAGCCGCTTTTACCAAAAATCTCATATCTTGTTCAATATCACCCAGACCTTGAACTTGTTCTGGAAGTGTGATGTTGACCTCAAACATGTTGGGTCTAGCACCACCACCAATTAATCTGTCTCTAAAATTGGTGATACTTCTATTTTGAAAACTTTCTCCTAATGTCATTTTCTTTTTTAACTCCTTTTGTTATTTAGTAGGGATTTAATTAAACTCGACCAGCGACTTCAGAGAAGCTAACGCCTGTTCTTGTCGCAACGAATGTAAGACCGATGAAGTTAATAGAACGAGCAGGCTTGATAAAGATATCTGCCTTGAATTCATTCGCATCAATCACATCAGGTGTGTTGTTTGACTCATCACAAATAACGAGGAAATCAGTAATACCTCTCTTAGATTGAACTCCACGAAGGAATGGTTCAACGATATTACGGAAGTTTGCTCTTGTTATTGGGTCGTTAAACTCAAATAACTGTGTTCTTGCAGCAATTTCAATTCTTGCCTCTAGGTTTAAGAACAAACGACGAACGTTGATTCTATCGAACGCAGATGCAAATGCAAGTCCAGTCTTATCACCAAATAGGAGGAATCCACCGCCAGGTGAGAAGATTACTGGGTTGATTCTCTTCACATATAAAGTATCTCTCTGAACTTTATTTGGATTATATGCTAACTTAACTGTGTTAAGTATGTTTCCTCTTTGAGGCCCAGCAGGTGAGAACCAAGGGAACTGTTCCTCAGATGTTCTTGCCATCAATCCAGCGATGTCACCATTTAATGGCATAAACTGGAATTTGTTGTTAAATCTATCAAACTGATACTTGTAACCAGAATCAAAGACTGCGAAAGATGATGATGTAATTGGATCATAGAACTGAACAACGTTAGTTGTTTGTGTTTTTGGACTTGTTACATTAACAACTGTCTCTCTGTTTGGAGAAATAACTGCTAAACAATCCTTTCTTTGTTCTGCAATCGCAATCAATTTGTTTGCTTTTGCTTGTGATTCTGCTTGACTACCTGTGATGCCAGGGCCTTGAAGTAAGAAGTTAACTGCGTATTCTGCTTCGTTCTCGAAGATTTCATAACCACCGATTATGTTTCCAAGAGATGTTGCAAAACCACCTTCTGTACTTACACCAGAGTAATCCTTACCACCTTGTAATTCATAAAGTTTGTTACCTACGAAGTTAAAGTCTACATCCTGTGCATCTTGACTCCAAGTATTTTGAGCTGTGCTTACTTTTGTAAATGCAGTTGTAAATCCTGATGCGATGTCTCCGTTTCCAGTTGCGATTCCAACAAAGATATTGTTAGACTGTTCAGAAATTTTATCTTTATAGTAGATTGCATCTCCAAAGGAGTTCTTTGCATCATCTGCCTTTGATAAGAATGTAAACTTCTCAAGAATTGCACCTGTTGCTCCAGAAATCTTTCCAGTGTCATCAATCACAACAACGTGAAGTTCATCGTTTGAACTTTGTCTTGCAGCAGCAAATCCACTTGTGCCTGGTTTTTCAGCAATCTCTTTCCATGCTAATGCACCATTCTTTAATTGAATGAACTGATTATCATACCAGTCATCAACTTGGAAGATTGTTGCACAAGTTGAAATACCAGCATCAGGATCTGCAATAGTTGAACTACCACTTGAGAATAGAACGCCAGGGCCAGGTAGTGTATTACTTGTTTTTGTTCCTGTTGTAAATGCGAAGATTCCGTCTTCTGTATAACTTACTGGGAAGATTGTTCCAGCAGCGGAAACACGATTAGTAACTTTAACATCAACTGTACTTGCACCAATACCAGTAACAATACCTTGAAGATATCCGTCTGCGGTTGATGTTGTGCCTGGGCCAACAATTGTTCCACTGATAGGTTGTGTAACACCCATACCAACACTAATGTTTGTTACTACATGAGGTGTAACGTGAAGTTGTTGATCAGCAGCACCATCAATGTATGCAACCTTCATTCCGTTTGCATAACTGCCTGGGTTTCTTGCAGCTAATCGATATGTGGTAGCGTCTTCGTAGTTATTTTGATAATCTTGGAAAGATTTGATCTTAAGACTTGAAGTTGATCCAATACCTGTTGGATGTGTTGTAGGCATACCACCTACGTTTGCGTTATTTAAACTTGCACCATCTGCTCTAACGACTCTTAATACACCACCATACTGTAGATAGTTTGATGCAGTGTACCAGTATTCGTAATGTCTATCATTAAGTGATGGTTTTCCAAAAAGATCGATCAAATCTTGCTCATTTTCAATAAGCAAAGGTTCTAGTACAGGGCCTCTTTCAAAGGGGCCTACTAATGCACCTGTCTGATCACTTATGGAGTCAATTCTACCAACCGTAAGGTCAACTTCTCTAACCTTAACGCCTGGAGATACTAAACCTATGCCAGCCATGTTTTTCTCCGAGTTCCACGTTTGTTTTACTAAATTTATTTATAAATTGCTACCTCTTCATATGGGGAAACAAGACGTGAACACTACCAATCAGGATATGAATCCACTAATTCTTTTCTTTTTCTCTTGTCTGAGACTCTTTTGATGGAACATCTCTTACACTCATATGAATAAGCTGATGGTACGTTACCCCTATCCTTTCTTGTTTTGTAAAAATCATTTATTAATTCTTTTGTTTGACCACATACCTTACATTTTCTTTGTTCAAAGAGTAAATGTTCTAATCCAAACTGATCTTCTAGGTTCATCAAAACCATCTCCAAGGTAACATTGACATACCTAACATGTTTAACACTGGTTCAAATGCTAGTGCGATTAATGTAAACATTAAAACTTCTATGAAAAACTGTTTCCACAGAGGTTGTTTTAACTTCCACTCTTTAAACTTATTTGGTTTTCTTGCACGTTCATATGCTCCTGACTTTTCACCAATAAGATCTGCCCACCAACTTGGATCTACAATGTTTCCTAGTAATTTTAAAAGTCTAATCATCTGTAATCCCACATGTAAGAACGATCACCGTATTCGTCGGCGTACCAACGATCTCCATCACCATCTACAAAACTTTCATCCTCTGTACCATCAACGATGAATCCAAAGGGTGACATGTCTTGTTCAATCTGATCTCTCTGATCTTCATATATTCTTTTTCTGACATCCTGATCTGTAAGTTCTTTGAAATACTCTTGTTGAACCAACCATGCATATATCACCAGACACATAGCAAGGTCATCATTACATCCTTCCTCTGCTTCAAATGAGTTGTGTTTCTGTATGAATGTAGTAAGTTCAGATATAATATCATAGTCGTTGAATATTATCTTCTCATCTTCTATCAAAGTTTTTAAGTTAGAACACCCTACCTTCTTTACAGTCTTGGACATCTTCACTCCAAGTTGTGTTTTCTTACCTGAGAACCCTTGTCCTACAATCTGACCAGCACGACCTCTCATTGAACAAAGTAAGAGATTATCATACTCTAAATCATACTGAATAATACTCGCAACTTGGTCTCCGATATCATTTACCTCACATAAAATAAAAGCATTATTGTATGCCTTTGCAATATCTACAATGATACTGGGAAACAACATTGGTTTGATTTCATTATTCTTATACTTACCAATCACCTTATGTGGAAATGATGTGATATCCGTGATTACAAAGGCAGAGTAATCAATACCCACACCACGAGCCACATCAACTGTAATTACATAATCATGATTCTTTATCGGTTCAAAATAGATATCTAATCCACGATTACTCTTGATTGGTTCATCATACACTAATGATTTTAATTTTGCAGAACTAATTAGAGTATCAACAGATCCTAGAAACTCACACTCAAACTCAACACGAAACTGTTGTTCTGATGTGTTAGCAATCGTTTGTTCTTTCCAGTATGAATCTCTGCCTGGCACTTCAGACCAGTGAACTTCAGTAGGCACATATTCATTTTTCTCTCTTTCAGCATCATGCCACATTCGGTAGAAGTGATTCATACCATGTGGTGTGGATACAACTATGACTTTTGTTCGTTGACCAGAAGATATAGTAGGATAAACAGATGCAAAGAATTGGTCAGCAATGTGATTCGGGATAAAAGCGAACTCGTCAAGAAAGATGACATTATAGGATCCACCTCGGACAGCAGATGCAGATGTAGAAG